CTGACCTTCCGCTATGGAGAAGGCTATACCTAAGGATGTTGCCAAGGGTATCTCTAATGCTATTGCGGAAGGTCAGAAGGTTCCTCCGGTTGGTGAACAGGCTGCTACTTTCTTCTACGACCTCGAAGCTGATCTGCAGGATATGCTTCTCAGTAAAGGTGAGGATGGCCCTATGGCTGTCGACGCTCTTATTGATTTTGCCAACTATGCAGATGCAATGGAAAATGGTCGGACTCATGTTACCTATGTCAACGCATATATCGACGGTAAGACGAACGGTATTGCGAACCAAGGTACTATGCTCGGTATTAATGACTTGGCGCTCTTGACGGGTGCATTCAGGAACCTTGATACAGATACAGCACTTGAAGGCGGTGATGTGAGAGACAGGATGAGAGACCTGATGGTAGGTAGACTAAACGATGGTCTGTCTCGTAAGGTGTCCCATGTGAGTTCCAACTTTGGCCAAGATCAGCAGCAGATGATTTTTGATGTTATGCTTGCTCTTGCAAAAGAGAAAAAGATTAACAAGGCTGTGTCGATGGTCTTCCCCTACGGTAAGGAACTTCAAAACCTTCGTGGAGAGATCAAGAACGCTATGCCTGAGATCATGGCTGAGAACAAAGATGGCATCGGAGACAAGCTCGAATTGCTGACTAAGGGTAATCGGAAGCTGTTGGACCAGATCATTGATGCACACCACGATCAGGTTGTGTACTCACTGTTCGAAATCTTTGGTAACAGAACCTTTAAGGCAAGATCGTTTATGCGGAACATTGGTTTCATGCATGCTGCTGCGGACCTTCCGTTCAGCATCAAGAGTCCATCCGGTAATCGTCTTCCTATTTCTGATATGGCTCTGGATGTGGGCAATGAGAGAGTTACTTCTGTTGAGGTTGATCCTCGTGATGGAAGAAAGTTCCCCAGAATCTACACTCAAAGCACTCCTCAGTATCCGTCAGCAGCCGCTGTGAAGCCGTCTGCGTTCAATCCTATGGGCGAGGCAGCTGGATACATCCGAGGGCGCTCTGCGGTTACTCCTACGCAGTCTATGGACGCAGCAGTTGTGCATAGAACCGCAACAGGAGCTTCTTGGGAAAAGCTTAAGTCAGTTTCTCCTAATGGGCAACCGTATTTCTACCAGATCTTCGATGCGTTCAAAGTGGACGTGAACAATTTTGATGTGATGACGAAAGAAGTCAATCAGAATTGGCTGGATATTACTACCAGAGATTGGTCGTTCATTGAGCAAGGTTACAACGAGTACAAGAGAGTCCACAATAAGACTCTTGAGAAGCTCCGTAACATGGGTGACGATTACTATTCCCTTTATCCTAATTCTCCTGAACCTATGGGAAGAGTTACGAATACGTTCAACTATATTGGCAGGCTGCTTCACCCTGAGCCAGATGAAAAAGGTAAACCAAGTCGTTTGTCTGCATCTGCTTTTGTGAAGTCCGTGTACCCAATTAGTTCTAGGGGTGAATTCTTGGATAAGGCGAAGAAACCTCGCGGCATCCAAAAGTTCTATCGGTATGAGTCTTCGCGCTCTAGTGCTGATTACACTGGTAAAGCTTCGCCTGAGGAAATTATGAACCGCTATAGCGAGTTTGTTTCTGAGGAAGCTGCCAGATTGCAGGGTGCGATTCTTAGAGTGTTGAATCAGTTTGATGGAAACAACTATTCTGAGAGCAACCTTCCCAAGACGATTACTCCTGAGGAGGCTGCGGCAGTTATTGAGTTTTTGCATAATTATTCTGACCTTTCGTATGAGATGCCGAAACTTATTGCGGAAGCTAATAGTGGCCGGGCAGAAATCAGAAGTAAAGCCATGAACCTTGCCAGAAAAACTGGATGGGGTGCGTTGCAGTATTGGGCGCATTGATTTTGGTGCCGCCCTCTGTCGGAAGTATTATAAAAAAAGAATGATCAAGGAATGATCACAGATAAAAAAAACTGGACCTCACTATGCAATTGCATAATGGGGTCCATATATTTTTTAGTCAGGCCTACTATCGAAGCCGTAGTCTACCACAACAGGGAATCGTGGAATACCTTCATTAGATCTTCCGAAGTATCTGACTGTAGCCCATGAAGGCACATCAAGTGTGGTCAGTCTTTGCAGATCATCCCACGTCCCTTTTACTCCAGCGAAGAACGGTTTACCATCATCAGTAACCAAATGGAACCGCTTGATGGCTCCACTCCAGTTACCCTGACCTTCTTCTACTCCTACTACCTTGAACTCATCAGACGCAAACTCTTTACGCTTGAGAAGCTTGTCAGTTCTCTTGAACTCATATCCTGATTTACCCCACCTGACCATCTGGCCTTCATACCCGTCCTCTAGGTACTTGCCATAGTACTTGTCTAGCTCTGCCTGAGAGCCGACAGGAGTAGTCTCAACGAGTTTTACGAACAGACCCACTGGAACGTTGGTAGCGAGCCTTACGTGCCTGTTACAGAAGCTGTGAGGGGTATTCATATCATACACATGGTACTGGATCATGCGTCTGGTCTCTGCTTTGTCTCCCTCAGACAGTTTCTGTTTGCGAATGAGAGAGGTCAGCTTCTGGAAGTCGTCCTTGAGGTCATGGTTGTACAGTTCACCGTCTAGAATTGCATCAGGGTTCTTTTCAAAGAATCTGGCCAGTGCTTCAATTATGTGAGGACAAGAAGTAATAGGCTTATGCTTCCGAGTGAACATACCATCTTTTGTGGTGTAGCATCGGATGCCATCTAGCTTTGGCTGTGACCGAACTGTACTCGGAGCATCAACCCACACCTTATCTTTTTCCTCCTCGTATCCCTTGGCCAGCATTGGGGCAAAGGTGTTATAGTTCTTCTTTGCATCTTCTACACTGAAACTATACCCTTCCTGCTCACATTTCTTCTTAACCAATGAAGCTACTTCTTGTTTGGCTTGCTCCAAGGGAGTGGTCTCATTCTTGTGTCCCACGTTCTTAGGCTTGATCACCTTAGGTTTGGAACTGACCAGCTTCCCACCGACTCTACCAGAGTGTTGTGTGGTGTAGGCTTCTTTACCTGAGTCTGATTCTTCTACTACTGCATACCACTGCCGAAGTAGTCCCTTGGAATCAATCTTGAACAGTTTCTGAGTTTGCATAGATTATCCTTTCGATGCTTTGGATACGGCTACCTTCATCTGGTGATATACAGTGTCCGAGATTTTCTGGAGGACTGCTACATCCTCTGGCCGTGGACTCTTACCACGACCAACTTTGAATCCGTAATTGAGTCCTTGCTCGAAGGAACTCATAGTGATGGCCATGATGCCGTCGTCGACGGTTACATCACTCTCGTCAGGCATCTCATCCTGATTTGCATTGAATTCATTCGCCATCGTTCTTTGCCTCCAGCATTCCTTTACGAGCCATAAGCTCTTTAATCTGAGCCTCAGCCATTGCTCTTTGTGCTTTTGCTTTCTCTCTAGCAGCTTTGGCGTCCATCTCCATGACCTCTGTGTAGTATGCGATGTTCTCTTCGTAGATCTTCTCAAGCATGGCATCGTTAATACGAGGAGTATATGCAAGGTCGAAGTCTAGTTCGAACTCTTCTACATACTCCATATCATCAACATCCATGCCCATCAGGGCTGCTGCGTTGAAGCTTTTAGGTTTTTCCATTATTTCTCCTATGCGAAAAAGTAGTCAGATTTTCTGACATCCGCAATATTTAGTGATCCTCTCATAGGCTGTTCTACGGTTAGTCCTTCCGTAGATGACAGCAGAGATTCCTCTATGTAGTCATAGAAGTTATCTACATCATAGATGAGGATAAATGATTCTTTGGTTAGATATAGTAACTCTTCCACGTCACTTGAGTGTGTTGCAAATGCATCATGCACTGCTGCGAATGCTCCATCATAGTTATCAATGATGATAGCCATGTGGGATCCGTCGAGACTGTGGACGAAGTTTGGACTGATGCCTGACATGTAACCTTTGACATTGGGCATCTCTGTACGCTCATACGCTACGTGGTTTACTCTACCTACTCCGTTGATGGTTCCTTTGCATCTGATGGATCTTTGTATGAAGTTCTCATACACGACATGAAACCCACTTGGGGTATTCCATCGAATAACATTGTTACCGTTTCCTTCGACAAGTCTACTTTCGAATTCGGCTTGCTCGTTGACCAGATTCGAGAGTTCAATGAGTTCGTCATCACTTTTCTCCTTTTTGTACTTAAGCTCCTTAAGACGCTTCTTAAGAACCTTGTACTTAGAATCTGCGGCCTTACCGTCACGGAAGATTTTGTATGTTCCAATCTCATATGCCGCTAGTCGTTGTAGGAATGTCATGGTCTCTAATGGACCGGGGCATACCTTGTTAATAGCTGCGATCAGATTGTGAGCCAGCTTGTTGCAGTCTTCCACATTGATGCCGTACTTGTCTGTGAAGCTCTCTTGGTAGCAGTCTGCGTACATATTGGTTGCCATTGTTTTCTCACCAGCACTGTATGCTCGTGTCATGGAACCTCGCTTACTGATACCTTTCCTGATATGCTTCATCGGCATTTGCTTAGCTTCAAACCACTCTGGCATGAGTTCTATCAGTGCTTTTGCAGTACTAACATAGAAGTCCTTTTGAATTTTAGACGGCACGAGACCCACCAGAGAACCAGTATGTATATCCTTCGACATCGCTCCAAGATGTTGCCATCCGTTATTAGAACCGTCGATCTGGATAGGGAGTCTGGACTCGTGTCCTTCAGGATCAGATATGAGGCATGCCCACTCAACACAGCAAGCATAGAAGACAACAGGTTTCTCTGCGTCCATTGGTATTTCTTCATCAGCTGCGAACTTAATAATAGCATCTAGGTTCTCCTCAGTCCATTTAGCTCTGTCATTCAAAGTCATCTTGTCTACTGAGATAGAATCTAGTCCTTCTTCTTTTAAGTAGGACACATAGTCCTCTTCGAAGTAATCAGGTATTTCATCTATCCCATAGGATTTGTTGTATGAGCATGCTGTGTGTATCGCTAACCAGCGTCTACCGCTTTCCGTAACCTTCTTACCCTCTGCAAACTCAATCAACCCTCTGGCTGCGTCTGTCCCTTGGAAGTTGAAGAATGATTCAACATAGTAGAATCTTCCACGATAGTCCAATTCGAGTGTCTGGTAGAACTTAGGTTCATCACTTAGCATCTTAGCCTTCTGTAGTGTGTACTCGAATGCTGTCCTCTTCGATTGGTTCTTTAGAGCTACCAGCTTGAGGTTCCACTTCTTTGCTTCTTCTACATACTTCTTTTTCTTCTTCGACACTTCGACAGTTTCTTTTCCTTTTGCCTTATTCTCTGCCATACGCCATGCGTAGTAGGCATCGTCCATCTTTTTCTTATTACCCTCATTCGGAATGGTAATCTGTCCCTCTGTGATGAACTTGGCTTTACTCTTCTCAATGGCCCTCAATACACTTAGGTTGATCCTGAACTTGTTCTGTTGAAGCTTATGCACTGCATTGATGTGCTGGGAGTCCTGAATGATCTCCCATTCTTCTTTAGTGAATCTATCCCTCTTTAGTACCTTTCGAGTAGGATAAGGAGGAGGAGTAAACTGTGTCCCTCGTAAGTCTTTCTTGGACCTGATCAGTGGGTAGTCTGAAATCTCTGTCCATCTGGACTCTAGGTGAACTACATAAGGGGCGTCTCTATTGTGTTCTGAGAAGGCCGGATCCCGATATACATTGATGTATTTTAGAGCAAACAGGGCTTCTACGAAGAGATCACCTAGACGTACCTTTTGATCAAAGGGAGCATCATCATCTCCCATCATCGACAGGATTCTTTTACCGATAGATGTGGATATCTGAGTCAGCTTGGCCAACCCTTGAATATCACTTCTTTGCATTGCAGACATAATTGACTGAATGGCAGCATTGATATAGTCTTCCAGATCGTTATCAGATTTATCAAAACGTAGGATAGTAGCACCAGTCCCACCTGACTTTCCAGACATTGGACTGATTCTCTTAATCTTCTTTTCTAGGTAATCTTTTATATCTTTCATAGACCCATTCTTTCCAGTGCGTCCTCCTTCGTTACTGTCTTCTTCTCTGCTCCCTTGAACAGTTCGTCAACAGATTCCTTAGAGGTAGTGTTAATCTTTTTGAGTCTCTTAGTCTTGTGGCTGTAACGTGCAGCACCTGCTGGTCCTGTCTTACCTGTTGTCCGTGCTTTCAACACTCTGAGATTGATTGTATTACGTTCTTCATCTGATTCTGCCACAGTGTTTCTTGCGAATGCGATAATGTCAAACGAGATCTGCTTGATAGAACCAGAACCTTTAATGTCGTCAAGAGAGGGCATAGCTCCTTCCTCAAAGTTCTTACCACCTGCACCTACTTTACGGAGGTGAGAGATGATTCCGAGATGGAGAGGGAATTGCTTTACGAGCTTGAGTAGGTCAGACATCATTTTGTCTGTGGCCTCATTGCCTGTGAATCCCTCATTGCCCTCAGATACGGCGATTGTGATGTGGTCTAGGATGATGTGGGTACATCCCATAGCACACAACGCTCTGAGCTTCTCTATGAGGCTCTGATCGCCCACTGAGCCTTGGTGGTCTAGGACGATAACTCTCTCTGATGCAAACAGTCTTTCGAAAGCCTCTCTCTGATCCTCACGAGTAATCGTGTCGTCATCAGCAAAGCTTCTTTCTAGTTCCATTTCTAGGAACTTCTCGACTGTCTCGCCAACTTCCTCTTCCAGACTCACAATACCTAGTTTTGCGTTAGGGTTATTGATGATCGTTATCATGACTTCTTTGGTGACAGTAGACTTACCTGCGCCTGTACCAGAAGTGTAGAGTACGATTTCGTTGAGTCTCATACCTTTCAGCTTATCGTTCAGTCCTGCGAAGCAATCAGGATAAGGGAGGAATTCTCTTTCTTCTCTTTCCACGAATCGCTTCCAGAGTTCTTCACCTTTGACGAAGCCAGCAGGAGTGTAAGGTTGTGCATTAAACACTTGATCAATGAGGTAGTTAGGTTTCTCATTTAGCAGAGCATCGTTTGCATCCTTGTACTTTGTACATCCGACAATGTGTGCTTTGGGTCCGATAGCCTTGGCATACCGTTCCATAGTCTGGATACCTGCATCGTTCTTATCACGATCAGGCCACAGAACAATCTTGTCGAATGATGTAATCCATTTCAGGTTATTAATGAAGACCTGATCTACGTTCACATTGAATAGAGATACAACAGGGAAGCGTTTCCCCTTGTACCTTTCTTCATACGCTTGCTGCACTGCACAGCAGTCATCTTCTCCCTCAGTGATTACCAGCATCTTGCCGCCAGCTTCAAAGAGGTGCTGACCAAACAGCATACAGTCCTTACGGTTCATAACCTGCGTGTCGCCATGCATGTAGAACTTCTTTCCTTCTTCCTCGGTCTTATCTACTTTTTGCTTGTACGCATAGAGTTGATTGTTCCGATACCAAGGGTAGTATCTATCAGCAGGTTCACCATCTTTTCCGATAGTGGAATGCACACCATAGAACTCATAGATGTGCTTGTAGATGTTCCTTTTCTTTGAACCTCGTACAGGTAGCTCTTTGATCTGATTAAGAGTAGTAATCATTTCTTCGAAGTCTACTTCCTCTATCTCATACTTTTTCTTTGTAGTAGGTGCATCATCATAGAACTTTGTTTCGTTGCATGCACCATAACATGTGTAGTGATCTTCGTAGTAACCCCTGCTATCGCTTGAGCCACACTTTTCACACTCATGCCGTCCCTTCAGGAGTTTCGGATTCTCTGTCGTTGGATTTTTCATTTGTTGGCTTATCTCTACAATTGTCTTTATGCCATCTAGCTAGATTGGCGATATCGCAAGTATAACCACAGTGTTCACAAGAATCCCTTGGAAGGTTATATGCCTTCCGTCTGAGCTTCTCTCGTGTACTTTCTGCTACGACAACTGGCGGCAGGAACTTAATTGCCCCAATCGCTTTGTTATAGTACTTGCGAGTGCCATCCGGTAGCACATCAGTTAGAACATTCATATCGTGTTGTAGCTTGGTCTCTGTAAATGTTAGCTCGGCTTGTGTTGCGCATTCACACAACACTATGAAGTCGAATTTGTCCTTTCCAAGCTTCTGGATATCCTCATTGAGTTCAGCAGATGATCCTGTGTAATCACGCCACGGCATCTCTTTGAACACCTTACGATTCCTCTTCTTCCCTTTGAGCGGTGGAAGAGTAAGAACGGAGAAGTATCTCTTCTTTCCGATATATGTTCTTCTTGTTTCCTTATTCATGATCAAGTACACGAAGCCTTGATAGTTCTTTGGGTCCATCTCTCTTTCAAACTGCCAGTGACCATTATTCATTTCAACCACCCTCGGTAGTCAAATTCGTCATCTAACCACCTTCTCATATAGATTAGGTTACAGTTCTTACTGAGCTTATCTTCCCAAGCTTCTTTATACTCGTTCTTGTACATGTCCATAACGGCAAGCATCATACTTTTCTTGTCTTTGTCTGCAAGAGCCTTCTCTGCTTTCTTTGGTCCTACTCCTTTGATGCCAAAGATATTGTCAGAGGTGTCGCCAGTTAGTAGTTGGCATGCAAACCTATAGTCTCCTTCTGTAGGTGAAATTGTCTTCCACCTGTCATCCATAGCCATAGGTTTCTTTTCAGTACCACCATAGTTGAAGTGCATACCCGGTATCTGCAAGAGATCTTTGTCGATCCCTGCAATGATCCAAGGGATGTTCTCTTGGTCTGCTTCATATGACCAAGCACGTACTTGATCGTCAGCTTCCCAACCATCGCACATGATGGCGCCCACTTCGTCAACTGCATAGCTGTGCAGCATATTGAGCCTTCTCTTTTGCTCATCTGTTAGGGCTGGTCTATTTCCTTTGTAGGTTGGGTCAATCTCCATACGGAAATTGCCCTTCCCTTTGACCGCTAGAAACATATCAGTAGCCCACGTATTCACTTTAATGAAGTTGATACGCTCTCTGAATCTCTGTCTCATGGTCTCGTCTTTTACGTTGTCTCCATAGGTTGCTCGGAACAGCAAGGAGTCAGCGTCGACGAATACATATCTTGTTTCCATTATGCCTTTCTCAATTCAGTGGTTTGTATTTGTAGTCAATACTATCCCACTCTTTGTATACGGTTACACGGTTGTTTGTCAGTTTAATCGTTAGCAGCCTTTCAAACCCGATGGTTATCTCCTCCACTTCTTCTGGCTTATACTGAGCAGTATTTCCGTCTGCCATGTGAAGGTTGACATATTCGTAATTAGTGGACATCTGCGTATGTTCTCCCAATAACTGGCTCACCGCCATCCATGATCATCACACCACACATCTTGGGGCCTTCACGGAAGCCCTCTTTCATAATGGGTGCTGCAATCTCGGCTTGCTCTTTCTTGACAGCGAAAGCTCCTTCATCGTGATAGAAGATAAGAGGATAATAATCGATGTCTAGTTCTTTGAATTTGTTTTCAATGTAGTACATAGCTGCTGTACAAGTAGCCTTCTCCAAGTCTTGGAGGTACGCATTGAGACACTTACGAACGTCATCTACGAACAGGATGTTACCCATCTCACCGAAGATATAACCGTTATTCTGATTCCATTCTTTTTCTAGTCTTTCGACCACTTCAGCAAATTCAGGTACGGCTTCCATGAAATTGTCGATCATCTTCTGAGCTTCAATCTCTGGAATTTCGAACTCTTTACCGAGACCCCATGCTGTGGATCCGAACAGAATGCGATAGATGAACACCTTGGCCATCTTACGTGTACACCCGACCATGTCAGCGTTATACTGATGCATGTCTTGGTTAAGCACAACGTCAGTGTACTCTTGATTGTTCATGACATGACACGCACCACGAAGCTGGTTACCTGCGGAGTCACAGCCTACCACACACCTGTCGTCTTCGACTGTGAGCGTTGATCTTATCTGAATACCGTATGGTGTATCAGCATCTGCTGATGGCATGTTCACAAGACCCTCATGCCGAACTCGGAATGTGGGCGTACCGATTGTCCACATGTTACCGCTGATTCTTCCATCCCCTCTTGAGTCAGCCATCTTGTTATAGCCTTCGAGGAATGATCTACGGTGTCTGAGCATGTAGTATTCTTTGATACTCTTTCCGAGTTCACCGAGTCCGTCTAGGTTTTTACCTTCTAACTTAGGAGAAGAATTCTTCCAACCGGACACTGTCTTTGTCCTATTCCACTCGTTAGGCTTCCACCCTTTCTCGTCCATGAGCCACTTCTTAACGTCATCCATTTGACCCATCGTAATAGGCTCATCTGTATATCGTTGGAAGTATTCACCAGCACGAATAGGAGGAATATCATTGTGAGCGTCTTCTGGACGTACTTTGATACCAAGGAACTCTGTTAGCAACCTAGCCGTGGTCGCATCATAGTTCCCCTTCTTGGTGAATTTGGGTGTCTTAGGAGCCTTGTCCTTGAAGATACGTTTTACACCAAGATGAGGTTCTACTTCTCTTTCAACCTTATTCATTTTCTTGTTGAGTTCTTTCAGAGTGTCATCAGCCAGCTTGCGATCATACACCCAACCATGCTGTAATTTCATGTTGAGCCTTGCCACGTACATTTCGAGTTCGATTCTCTTTGCGTACAGTGGGTTCCTGTTGATCAGTGCTGTCGCTTCCGAATGCAGTTGCTCATAGACCTTGGCATTGAGCTTCACATCACGTCTACAATACTGCAACATCTTATCGGAGTATTCTTCGAAGTCTTTGAAGTCGCCTTTGGAGTATCCAAGATGTTCACCCCAACCCGCTAGGCCGTGCTTGTGAGTTCTCTTGTAGCAATTGAGAAGTGAAAGGATCCAAGTATCAGTTACTTTATCCTCATCTCTTAATTCGAACCCTTTGATCTTTTTGAGTGCAGGGTAGTCATACCCGAACAAGTTGTGACCGATAGCGTTCTTTGTGTTGTATAGTAGGTCCAGACCTGAATCCAGACTTGCGTACTTCTTGTCGTGATCTGTGAAGATGAACTCAGTGCTTGTATCAATATCGTAAGCTACGAGCATCCAGATCTCTGACAGTTCTGGGAGAAGTCCATTACCTTCAATATCCCATACCAGATTCTTATGTTGCATTATTACCATCCTTCTTGAAGATCGACATGATCCATTTGTGAGGTTCAAATACGGCCATAAGCATGTAAATTACGAACACACCTGTGAGTAGTGTGTTTGCTTCTATTTTTTCTTGCACGATTGTTCCTTTCTATTAGAACATGGTGGGCAAATGTCCTCTTCTTTCCATACCGCACTCACTATGAGCCGGGAGTACTCTTTGCCACATTGGGTACATTCATAGTGCTGGTACCCGTTATCTTTCAAATCCATATGTGTAATGGTTGGGCCAGCCCGAAGGCCAGCCCACTCCTGTTAGGTTAAGTCAACGATTTCACATGAGCCACCGACGCATGCAAAGGTTTGAGACGATGATGTCATATCTGTTTTCTCATAGCCAGCAAGAGCTTCCCAATTAATGTTGGCAGGCATCTTACTTAATGCTTCTTCATACTTTTCTTCAGAGATAGGAGTATAAGGAGCTTGCTGATAGATATGGTCGTCATAAGGTAGGAACGATACACCAGACATTTCATCGAAGTGCTTATAGACGAAGGCACCTACTTCTGGCCACTCATCAGATCGCACATTGATTGTCACAGATGGCTTATGTTCACACCAGTGTCTTTGGAACTTCAACCAGACCTCAAGCTGCTCTACGGCAGTCAGGTCGGCAGTCACGACAGCCTTATCAGGCGCTCTAACTGGGAAGAAGAAGATAGTAGTAGAGTCAGGTTTAGACACACACCGCTCGTGAGGAATACCTTGATCCTTCATGAACTGTGTCAGTGGGTCTTTGTTGTCTGCACGTACAGATCGCATGTAGAACTTAGCGAATCGGGTATGAATACCTGAGGCTGAGTTCACTAGCTGGCTGACTGTTCCACTCGGCTTAACACAAGTAATTGCCGCTGAAGGCTTGATACCAAGTATCCTAGCCCACATGGCGTTAACACCAATCGCGTACTCTTTGAGCCATTCGAGTTCTTCGACTCTGCACTCTCGTAGCCACTTGGAGTCCATGATGCCAGTGAGTGAAAGTCCAAGTAGGGCTTCTTCTTCTGTGTTGTCTTTCCACTCTTTACGAAGATTAGGAAAGTGAGTAAGAGAAGCTTGGATCGTACCCATGATTGTAGCATGTTTGATCTTTTCCTTGATTGTATCGAAGGTGTCACCACTGCGGCAGACTACCTCGGTCAGGTTACAGAATTGTCTTGGACGTAGAATGATTTCGGAACAAGGATTAGTACCAAAAGGAATGTAAAGGTTAGGGTCATAGGGACCATCCATGATGTATGGATTAACGTCCTCTTCGAGCTTGACCTTCCTTCTTCCATTCTTGGAAGCTTGGATTACGGCAGCAGCCCGATTGAAGATTCCTCGTTCTCCTGACTTTGATTCGATAAGTGCAACCCATTCTCGTAGGAAGGATTCACTGTCAGGCTTCTCTGTATAAGCTACGGAGTTGTTAGCAAGCCCTCGTTGCTTCTGAGTAGTGTACCAGTCACCCATCTTGGCGTGTCTCATACGGTCATCGCTCAGATTAGACAAGGAGATCATAGCCGACCTTCGAACACCGCCGACCACGACGATCTCTGCGATCTTGCACATGATGTCATGGCACTCAAGAGATGTGAGCTTACGTCCAGCAGCTTTCTTAAAGGTTTCAACGATGAATTCAAAGAGTTCAATCAGAGGCTCTGGACCGCTTGCCCTGCCACCGAATGTCTTAAGAACTGCACCTGCTGGTCGTACTCTGTCGGTATTGATGTTAGGAATGATTCCTGCCATCAGCCATTCGAGTTGTTCTCTCAATGCATCTGCCCATCCTTCTTTAGAATCTTGCACTTCCACAGTGACGGTTTTGGATGGGTAAAGAGTATGAGGAATAGTAGGAAGCTTAGATACATACTGTCTCTCAACAGAGAATCCTACTCCTGTTCCACACAGGAGAATATACATGGCTTCAACGAAGTCTTCGATATGCTCGACGACTGTATAGGCACAGTTGAATGCACACACGTTATCTCTTCTAAGTGCTTCTCCAGCAGTCATCAGCGCTCTCATAGAAGGCATAGCTTCCATGTTCTTGATTGACTTGCTGAGTTCTTCAGCTACTTGGTAAACCTTTTGCTTAGAGAGATTAGTTTCTAACAGTCGTGGGACGATTACGTTCAGTACGTATCTGTCTACTGTTTCTTCATATGTCTCTCGTCGTCCTTTTGTTTCGTCCCACCTTGCGTATCTGCTGATAGCAATAAACTTTTGATAGTCGTCCATTCTTATGTAGCCTCTTTATATTCGTTTCTTGTTTTTAGCCACTCAATGGTGTCCTCGTAGCCACCGATGTGCAGTTCATCTTGGATAAATACTTGAGGAACTGTATTGAGTCCCTTCTCTTGCAGGAATTTGAGAGCTTTCTGATTATGCTTAATATGCACAATCCTGATTACGTGATTTGTCTTGGTAAGCTCTCCAATTACCTTGTGACACCAAGGACAGTTAGTTCCTGTGTAAACTGTAAGTTTCATGCTAGTCTCCTTTCATCGGGAACACCTTATTGATAGCTTTGTGGATTTCTGTCGCTAGCACGATGTGTTCTTTCTGCGTACCATTTCCCTGTCTGAGATCCAGATAGTGAATCCATGATCTGATTGAGCCTTTCATGAAAGCACGAGTAGTAGTCATACCCTCTGGCAAAATCTTCCTTGCTGTTTCTTTGGCAAGCCCATTGTCGATTGCATCCCTGTACGTCTGTGATACGAGAGTCGCGATCTTCTCTTGAGCGTCTTCCCACCAGTCATGTCGCCAATCAGAATAAGGAATCTCAATGGAGTTCTGTCGGTTCTTCACATCTTGCAGACGTGCTTCCGACAACACCAATTCCACGTCCTGACCTTCACTGGTCAGTGCTTCTGCATAACGCTGACTGAACTCTTGGAACCGGAATGTTGGGTGCCTAATAATTTGTCGGCCAATATCACGAGTAGTAACGTATTCTACTGTGGCATCAGCCATCTCCAGAGGAGACCAGTGTGAGTGTTTGATGAGGTAGTCGATAAGTTTGTCGGAGTTCTTTAGGTCAGCCTGCTTCGACAAGGATGCGTTAGATACTTTGGCAGAGAATGCTACCAGTTCTTTCACATCGCTCAAGTCGACTTTGTAATCTGGATCCGGCTGGGTGTAGGAGAATAGCTTTGCTGATACAATTTCGTTATAGGTTTTCATTAAATTCTGTTAGCTCACTAATTTGGGATCTCATTTCTGCTTTGAACTTTTCTTTGTTCTTGAGTAAGGACAGACAACCTTTGCTTATAACATATTCTGTAGACCCATCTATAGGAGAGGTTCTCTTTTCTATGGTTATATCGAACAGATTATCTTCTAATATCCTATTCACTAGTTCTTTTTTCATCTTTTGTTTGAGATGTTCTTCGTATTCTTTCATATCTTTTTGGGATAGGGTTTGCAGATATTGTTCATGTACTCTGCGAGATATGTCTGAGCATTTGATTTCTACAATGCTTTCGTCGAGCATTCTTTCGAATGCCCAACGTTCGCTTCGATAGTAGTCCTCAATAGATATCATATGGGTCATCGTAACCGCATGCTTCTTCTGACAGCATCTCATCCAATTCATCCATCGCTTTGTTGAATTGTGTATGGCTGATGTGACCGTCTACAAGCTCTTGCTCCAATTCCATAACTTTTTCCATAAACCAGTTTGGGTAATCATTCATCATAGTTTGGTCCTTTCCTGAGTTGTTCAAATTTGTCTTCAAACATTTTCCTGAGCATTTCGGATCTTTCTTCTTGCTCTTTTTCTTCTTTCCTTACTCTTTCTTCTCGTACACTTTCCTTCTCTTCGTAGGTGGCAGTGATTTCAACTTCACCTTCTTCTGCGACACAGTACGTATTTTTGAAGTCGTAGTCTTCCATGTCAAGAGATTTAAGTATGATAAGCCTTTCCAGAATCTTAGTAGCGAGTTCCTCTGCGGACAGATTATCCGTTACGATATACTCTGAAACTCTTTTCCTTATCGGAGTATAGATGATGAGCATTAGCTGAGCCTTTCTTTGATCCGTAGGAGCATCTGTGAGCCACTGTACAGTTCGTCTATGTGCGCTGGGGTATAGTCAGGCCCCTTAAGCACTTTACCGTCCTCACGACGGATTACAAGGCCTGTGGTACGGTCAATCTTGGACATGTTCGATGTGTGGACTTCCTTGAACCCTTCGTAGATGGTATTAGTGTCAAACAACGCTTTTGAAATAGGAACTACTTTTTCCGAAATTAGATCAAGGATGAGGTCGAGTCTGTCATGATCAATATTGTCAGGTAGCTCTTCGTCAGGACACATAGCAATCATTCCTTCAAGAATGTAGCATACGTCCACAGCTTCCTTGAGGAGATTGGACCTTGCACCCTGCACAACAAGCTGCTCCATGAACTCATATACTTCTTCTGCAAGCAGATCGATGTATAGCGGGATGTTCTCTTTAACTTCGAATGCATTATTGAATTCATCAATCCACCAAATTACGTCACTATAGTGATCATTGAGAGGAAAGAAGCTACGAATACATTCGGAGAGTTTTGATCGAGTCACTTTGATTCGGATGAGGTCATTAGCTGTAAGCATTAGAGGCTTTCCTTTCGTTTAGGATGAATTGAATGATGGAGTCACACTGCTCTTGTGTGTGTTCAATAGATTTTGAGTTGTCGATTACGAAGTCATGACCTTCTAGTGTCAGATCACAGGAGGATACATCTTCTTTTGGGAGACCTCTACCTGATGCGTCAACCCAAATGGTTGCATCGAACAATTCCTTGGTCTTTTCGAATTCGTATCTTGCTCTGTGACCACAGTATATGTGACCTCTCTCAAGGACTCTAGATACAAAATAATAAGGATCCTCCTTAGTAATACTTCTAATATAATCATACCACTCAGATCTATGGTTTACACGATCTTCATAACACTCTTCCACTGAATCATATGGACCCAGAATGTTGTCCTCCATAATCATCTGTGCATAGAAGTGAGATGCGGATGCTTTCTTAAGGCCCCATTTCTGGAACAGATCACCTACGGTATCTTTACCATGCCTTGCATATCCATTGATGTTCAGATAGATATTTCGATATATCATTCTATGTCCTCAATAATTCTTTTACTTCGTGACTTACTATCGAAGTGTAATAAGTTCTGATTTCTTTGATGCAGAATACATCGTCCTCTGCACCGATATTAGATAGCCATCCTGCGATGGTGCTGAATGGAGACATATCGTCTTCACCAAGGACTACGTTGATCATGTTTTCGCTTAGCGGCATGAATTCGAAGTGAGCGATGTTGCATAGCTTATGTACTTCTCCTAGCCTTGATCGCTCTACGTCTACGAGTGGACTGCATAGCGTGATCAGATATTCGATTGTCATATCTCCTGACATTAGTTTTCCTTTCGATGCCTATATGGGGGCAGTATATGTGGTAGGTGTGTCGTGTTCATGTACTAGATGTTGCTATGTCCCCTTATAGAGAACAAAGGAGACCCATTATGACGCAATATGAGCATGGTAAGAACCCCAACTCATTGAAGAATTTGAAGTCGATTTCATCCACTGAGCAAGCTCGTGAGATGCAACGACGGTCTGCTCAATCTCGTAAAGCTAAGAATGCTTTGGCAAAAAGAATGAATAAGTCTATTGCCGACTTTAACAAGATGAAAGGTAAGCTCAATATGGCTGATGCTCCTTCTGCACTTGATTTCCTTCGTTATCGTATGATGGAGCTTATCGCAGAGGGACATCACACTGAGGCTCAAGACCTTGCAAAAGAACTTGTAGAGTTTGAGACACCTAAGCTTTCGCGCATTGACCAGACGAACCACAACTACAATATGGATCAACTTTCTGATGAAGAACTTCAGGATGAATTGGTCCGTCTAGGTGTAGTCGAAGGTGGTAAGAATTAAGAAGAACCCTGTTATGGGGTTCTCTTTTTTTTCAGATGGAGTTACAGTAGCTTTTCCAAAGCTGCACAACACGAGTGTTCACGATCTTTGCCACACTCTTCCACTCTAGACCCATTTCTTCTAGTTCGTTTACTGACTCTTTCTTAATGTCATGACCCATCCATTGAAGCACCAGAGGTGTGTTTTTCATGTCAAGGTCGACACCTAGTTCAGCGATAGCCTGATTTAGTCTGGGCATTGTAACGAACATCTCAGCGAATTGTAGAGCTTCCTGAGGTAGAGGCTCTCTTCCAGATGCAGCCATTTTAGTCTTCTTGACGCGATGTGCTTCTGTCTTGGCTTTGAATGCGTAGGCGAACCACTCTTCCATAGTAGGTGCTGTAATAGGACCACCCACCACACCCTCACCGGGGCCTCTGATGCCGAATTCCTTTTCGACATATGGGTCCACTTCCTCGAAGCTTTCTACATGCTTGTTGATCTTTTCGACAGCAGGATTGATATCATCTGAGATGCACATTGGAATGTTCATGTATTCGAGTACAGGCAGATTCCTGACTAGCCCACTTTCTTTGAGGGAAAGAGTAGTGAGGAAGTCATAACAGAATTCCTTCTCATCAAGTACAGCAAATGGGAAGAACATCTTGGTGTTCAGCATACAGATCGCATCCTGACTTCTTTGTACACCATTACCAGCCCACTCACCGAAGAATGTGACTTCACCCTCGTACTCTTGAGCGCAGTCTTCCCAAACATCTCTGATCAGGTTCATCTTCTTGCAGAACTCCAAGTGGTCATTTGATTCAGTCAGCACTCTGTTCTTGCTTCTCACTTCGAATACACCAGTCTTCAGGTTGACTCTAACTGAACCATTCGAACCATGAAGTTTAGGTTTGATGGCGTACGCTACTTGAGGGTTATTCAATCCTGAGGCATGTCGGTACATGTTCCCAAAATTGTTGATGGACATCATTTTGTTTTCCATTAGATAGGCTCCACTTCGATAAGTTGGATTGAGTCGAATCCATGAATGTCGTTGATTACGTTTTTCTCACCCTTCACAACGGGTGTAATGTCTGTGTGGTCGAAGTCATTAATGACTTTCCACGATTCCATTGCATCCAGAATCTGTTCTTTTGTTGGGTGTTGAAAATATACAAGGAAGTCTGCGATGCTTCCTTCTACTTTGTAGATCAATGCTTTCATTATACGTCTACCACGAATCCAGAGGTATCCTTTTTCGCTGGTCCTTTCGCTTTGAGACCGACAATTGAATTCTTGGGATCAAGGAATCTGAGATCATCCTTATCACCATCGATTACATTCCAATCAAGGAATTTGTCGGGGAAGTTATTATCACGGAACACTACTGCGATGTTCATATCACTTTCTTTAGCCTTCTTAGCAAATCCTTGGTACTTTTTGTTGGACGCTGAATAAGACCATGTGAGATGATAATTCTCACTTTTTATTTTCCTGTTCGGAATCTTAGTGTAATCGTAGTATTGAATGTCGGGAAAGGAATCGAATATGTTTTTACCATTATCAAGTTTGTGAAGCTCCCATCGAATGTCGGAAGTTCCATTTAATCTAATGGCTGGCTTGACGCCGTGTCGGCCACAGAATTCACCAAACTTTGTAACGTCCTTTTCCAATTGCTTCAAGAACCCTTGTCGGTCTTTCGTGTACCATTGGGACTTCCTGATTCTTGCTTCTTGGATATTACTGAATTTGCCACGTCCTGCCAGATTCAGACAAGGCTCATGACAATCAGCTAGTTCAGCCATAC